CTATGCCGCCTTCGCCGGTTCGATTCCGTCCCGCTCGGCGACCCGGGCAGCCTGCCAGGCGTCGACTTCGGCCTCGATCCAAGCGACCGAGTTGCCGCCCAGCGGCACCGGCGCGGGGAAGGTGCCGGTGCTGATCCGGTCATAGATGGTGGTCTTACTGAGGCCCGTGCGCCGCTTGACCTCCGGCATCTTGATGAAAACGATTGGCTCGGTAGCCATGGTGTCCTCCTTTAGTTCGTGGCCAGCGCAGCGCGGAGCTGCTCGGTGGCCTGGTTCATCTGACCGCGCAGGCGCAGTACCCCTGCGCGCAGGCGGATCACTTCATCGGCCGCGACCACCAGCTGCTCGCGCAGCACGTCCTTGGGCGGCTGCTTCATGCGGCGCGGTTCGCGGGGGAAAAGCAGATGGGTCACTGCATTCATCCGAAGCACTCCCCTTCATCCGCTTGGCACAGCAGGCCGTCGGTTTCGAGGACTAGCTGTCCCTGATCCTGCAGGAAAATCCGAAGTTCCTTCCGAGAGTAGCGCTTGGAAAACTTCCCTCCGGCCCCGCTGGTAAGTCCGCTCGCCAGCTCCTCCATCTCCTCCCACCATGCAGCTCGCTCGGGGTGGTCCACTGCCAACCTCGCGACTATCGATTCCGACTTTAGGAAGCAACCATCGCAGTTCCCGTATGGAGTCTTTCCGTTGTCGTTCAAAAGCTGCAGGTCGAAGGGCTGCGTTGACCAAAACTTGGAAACGTCCTGCTTTACGATCCCCGCGTCAGCCATCGGATTCCATGTCGTCCAGCGCTCTTTGGGCTTTGGCTTGTTCAATCGCCGCTGTTCATCCGCCCTCAGTCCAGTGCAGTTGGTCCATTTCTTCCATCCCTGGGCCATGAGGAACCTCTTCGCGGCGCGGATTTTGAGCTCGGTTGTGCAGAAGCGAGCGCGCACATTAGGCAAGAACTTCCGCTTCCTAATGAGTGCCTCGAACGGCTCGCCAGTCCGAGCAGCGCTGGCGTGGTCAACGACAATGAAGCCGGGGGAATCTGGCAGGTACTCCAGCCATTCAATTTGCACGCCCCATCGATTCCCGACCTCATGCACGAAATCAAGGGTCTCCGGCATTTCACGGCCCGTGTTCTGGAACGTGACTATGGCGCGCTTAGGGATCGACCCGTTGGCCTCCAAGATCTGGTGGAGCATGTAGCCGCTACTGCGCCCGCCAGAAAAAGCGATCTGAACATTGCCCTCGGGCAACAGATACGGGTTCATGCGAACAGGTCCAGTTGGGCCGGCAGCGCCGGTGCGCGCGGCGGTGCCGGCAGCGGGGCGCGGGCAGTGGCGCGGATGCGTGCGCGCTGCGCGGCGTTGAAGGAGAACCAGTAGCCGAAGCTATGCCGGCGGGCGCGGCACTCGGCCAGGAATACCCGCGCTGTGTGCTTGGCCTGTGCGTATGCGTCCATCAGGCCACCGCCTTTCGCCAGCACCAGCGCAGCCCTGCGCGCGCGGCGCGGTATGCCTGCATCGCCAGCCAGAGGGCGCCCAGCACCAGCAGGATGCCGATGCCGGCGAACACGTGGACCATTGCAGCGGTGAGCAGCTGGTCAGCCATGGGGTGCCGCCTTGCTGTCGATCAGGGCCATCAGGCGCTCGCCTTCCTCCGTCATCGTCCATACGGCGGGGGCAGGGCGCGCGGGGCTTCGGCCGCCCGAACGCTGCGTGCGCTTCAGCAAGCCCATGGTGGTCAGAGCATCGAACCAGGCGCGGCCAATGTCGCAGCCATCGCTGCCATCGCTGCCACAGTCCTCCGCGCACTCATCGAACCGCTTCAGTGCAGCAGCGACAGGGGCCAGCTCCGAAGGAATTGACTGCCCCAGGTCCTCGGCCTGCGCGGGCGGGGATGCGTAAAGCGGGATCGGATTGCGATGCTCCCACGGCGGCAACTTGTGCCAGTACTGGTCCGTCCAGCAGCCGTCTGCGGTGCGATCCTGAAACTTGTACGCCACCGGCTCCCCCACCGGCTGGCGGGCGGCGAGGGCGGCCGCCACCTCATCGCGGGCGGCGGTTAGTGCGCGGCGCAGCTCGACCTTTCGCGCGTCACTGCAGCGGTCGTTCGACAGGGCGTCCTGGAACGCTGCGCCGGCCTCGTCGTAGCGATTGAGCAGGGCCAGTTCATTCCCCATGTCGCTCGGGGAGGGCTGGGCGGAGAGGGCGGCGCGCGCATAGTCCTGCATCTGCTCGGCGCTGAAGAGCGGCCATCCCGACATCACGTCACGCGCGGCATATTCCGGCAGCGGCGGCAACCCACCCCCCAACTGCACGCATCCGCCGTGCTTCGCGGTCGCCAGGGTGGCGGGGGCGCCGTGCTCCAGCGCACGTGCCACCACTTCCTCTCCCGCCTCTGTAAGGTTGAATTCCAGGTTGTCTTCACCCTCGGCAATCCAGCCGCGCGCCTGCAGGTCCATCATTTCCTGCAGCTTCAAGGTGGTGGACCCATTCCAGGCGAATTGCGTGTCGCACACGATCAGATGGCGGACGGCTTGCCGGGTGGTGTCGATGGTCTTGTCGGTGGTCATGCGCGTGCTCCCTGCTTCGTGCGGCTGCGGTGGCCACCCTCGACCACCTCGCGGCGGGTGATGGTGGATCGGTCGATGGGGCTGTTGCCGAGCTTCTGGACCTTGCCGCCGGAGCGCAGGAACTGCGCCACGTCGTCGGCGATCTCCTGCCGCTGGCGGTTCTTCTCGGCCTGCGTGGCCAGGTCGAAGGTCGGCTGTACGTGGATGCTGGTCATGCGCCTTCTCCCGTAGCCTTGGCGATGGCAGCGCGCAGTGCGGTGATCGCGTCTGCCACTTGCGTTGGGCCACCCTCGATGGTGTCGATAGTTGAAAGCGCGGCATCCAGCAGATCTGGCGCGGCGGCGATCAGGCGGGCATCCGGGTGAAGGGTGCCGCCAGCTTCGAGGAAGTCATGCATGATCCCGCCCTGCCTGCCTCGATCATCGCCATTCCACAGGGAGAACCGAGGCGTCGCGCCCCGCATGCCCTTGCGTGCGAAATCCATCACATACAGGTGGCCGCGATCAGGCGTGGCGAGGTAGACGTGGCCGTCCTCTCGTTCAAACCAGTGCCACGGGCCTGCGGTGTATTTACTGCTCATGCAATGCTCCTCATAGGCTCGCGGCGCACAGGCCCGTGCCACAGTTGGACGACGTTGTTGATTCGGACCTGCAGCGGATCGGCGCTCAGTGGTTTCAGCGGATCTCGCAGGCGGCGGTCGGTGTTCCGGCACGGCGCGCAGTCGGCGGTGGCCTTGCCGTTGACCAGCGGGAAGAACCGCAGCGGCAGCTGGGCGTGGCACTTCGTGCAGGTCTTCATGGCCGACCCACCTTGATCAGGCTTGCCCAGGTGAGCGGGTGGGCCCGGCGCTTGATCCGCTCGTATGCGGCATCGTTGGATATGCCCAGGATCTCGGCCACCTGCGCGGTGGTATAGCGCTTGCCCTCGATCACGTGTGCGTACAGCTGGGCGCGCGCGAGGCCGGCACGGCGCAGGCATTTGGCGTGGCTGGGGTAGATCGTCACGTCCATCACGCTGCCTCCTGGTGGTGGTCACCAGCGCGCAGCTCAGATTCATAGCGCGCGACGAGGGCCATAAACTCCCGAAGATCCTTCTCCATCGCTTCGATGTAGGATTCATCGCGGGCCACCACGCGCAGGAAAAGCTCTTTCCCGACAGCGGCAAGCGCGGGGCAATAGAGCGCGAAGTGCCATTGCGAGCGCCCGGTGATCCACATGCCACCCTGAACCTGATCCATGAATTCGCTCAGGTCTTGGGCGAACCACAGCTTGCGGATGCCTTTTGCAGAAACCAGGCATTTAATCTCTAGGCCGGTATCAGGCCCAATGAATCCATCAGCCGACGCGCCAAACTCGCCGGCGTCGTCAGTGATGAATCCGACCTGCTCGACCAGGCAGCCAGTTTCCATCTCGTGGGTGTATCGGGCCGCTGGCTCAAGCTCGTGTCCACGCTCCATTTGCCAGGTCTGATAGCCCTCATCCATCAGCTCTCCACTGATGCGCTCAAAGGCGACTCTGAAGGCGTAGTCCTTCGCCGACTCGGTGAAATCGCCCTTGTTGGGCCCAGTCTTCAGCCGCTCGCGGGCAACCTTGAACATGCTGGCGGTTACCACGCCGCAACGACTCTTCAGCCACTCGGGACTGCCCTGCGGATGCTTGTAGGTAATCAAAGGGTGTTCCCCCGGTGGAGCTGTCGCTTTGCGCTTAGGTACGCGTCAGACGCCTCATCTGGTGTGGCGTAGACGCCGATGTGTTGGAGCCTCCCATCAACGCGAATCCGGGCCACGAACCTCCCCGCTCTATTGCGGTAGACCCCAAGCCGGCCAGTGCGGTTATTGGCGTGAGGGACAAGTCGGTTCTGGTTGTTCTCGGCCCTGCTTGCTCCGCGTAGGTTCTTAAATCTGTTGTCGTCTTTGCGCCCGTTGATGTGGTCGATCTCTACAGGCGGTTCTTCTTGCGTGATCAGTAGCCACGCAAGCCGATGCGCAAGGACCGTGCGGCCAGCCACTCCTACATCCAGGTATCCATCATCTCTACGAGTTCCAACTACCGTTCCGGCGCACCGGCCTCCGCATGTGATCCGGCGGACGATGCGTCCGGTTTCAGGGTCGTAGGCGAACAGGGCATTGGCCTTCTCTAGTAGATCGGCAATAGGTCTTGCGGCACTCATGGGTCTACCACCTCGGCGTCAGCCTTCTCGGCCTCAGCCTTCAACGCTTCCAGACCTGCCTGGCCGATCATCGTGCGCTGGGCCTTGGTCAGCTTCGACCATGCTTCGCCGAGCGCATCGACGCCGCCGCTGGCGATGTCCTGCAGGCTGGCATACAGCTCCAGACGCTCTGGGGTGTCCTCCGGCGGCGGCAGGGCGGCACGGTTGGCGGACACCTGCTGGCCTTCGATCACGGCCAGACCTTCGCCGCCATCGGTGTTCAGATGGTGGATCGCTGTGTCTAGGCGCTCTGTCTTCGGCCAATACTTGTAGGCGCGCTTCACGACGGTCTTCTTCGCCATCTCGCCCCAATCGGTCAGCCACGGGCACGACTTCTGTTTCGAGATCCACGCCTTCCACGCCGACGAGCGATCGCGAATGGCGTTGATTTCGTCCACCGACATGGCGTCGGTCAGGTAGTCGCCGTCGGCGGTCTTCACCACCACGTAGACGCCCACAACATCGCCGCGGTCCTTTGCGAACGGGTTGCGGATGTGGGTCGGCTGCTGGTCAATGCCATTGAGGCCGAAGGTGTCGTTCTCGTAGACAAGCTCGGCCTGACCCCAGCGGATCGACCCAGAATCGATGGCCAGATCCATCAACCCCATGTAGCTGATGTCGAGGCAGATCTTGCCGTCGCGCGGCACCAGGTATGCCTGCTTCTTCGCAGGGTTCAGGCTGATGCCGATGGCCGCGATGTTGACCACTGCGGCAATGACCGACGACCGGTTCTGCATCGCGATTTTCATCGCGTAGTCGTTGCCGTACAGCGTCTGCAGGGCGAACTCGGCCTCGCGGTCGAAGTTGATGGACCGGTCAGTCAGCACCGAGGCGAAGGAATCCTTGGTGCCGTAGACCGAATCCTCGATGGTGACGATCTGGTTCATGGCTGCTCTGCTGGTAGGTGGAATGGGTGCCGGCGTCGTGGAATCCCGGCCGGCGCGGGGCCCGTAAGGGCGGGGGAATTCAGGCGGGCCAGACCATGAGCCAGGCGAGGTAGCCCAGCAGGCCGTAGCTGGCGAGGCAGGCGGCGAGGTCGGTGCGGTTGCGGCAGCCGAGGAAGGTCAGGAGGTGCATTCGTCGTCCTCAGCAAACAGGCCGTTCTTGGCCTCGTGTTGGGCTTCGGCATCGGCCAGCGACACCGGCGGGGTGATGGGCGGCAGCGCGCCAAACTGCGCGGCGAAGGCTGCATCCAGTCGATCAAACGGGTTCATGCGGCGTCTCCGGTTCGCACGCGGCCAGCGCCTCACGTAGGCACTCTTCGGCGTGGAGCAGGTCGGTGAAGTCGCTGGCACTCAGCACGGCGCGGGCTGCGTCGAAGACAGCCGAAACGCGGGAATGCACCTGTTCCACCTCTTTGATCGCTTCCTCCGCCTTGGATCGCAGTTGCTCAGGAAGGATCGGGAGAACGCTTCGGCTGCTTGCGATCTGCTCGGCCAGAACCGCCAGAACATCCACGGCCCGGCTCACGACAGCACCGCCTGCGCCAGCAAGCAGGCCAGCACGCCGAAGCAGAAAACGAGCGCATAGGCGACCGTGTGGCGCAGCGCGTAGCGGTGGGCGGCGGTCATGCTGCGTACCTCTTCAGCAGCAGGTCGATCGCGCCGTTCGCGGAAATCGACTCGTCGCCGGCGGTGTCCTCGACCTTCTCGTTGACGATCCGGTCCCGCGTGCTGCGTAACAGTTCGGCCAGCTCGGCATCCCTGTGGCTGTCCAGAAGGCGAGCGGCCTTGGCCCAGAAGGTCCGATCCTGGTAGCCCAGCACGTCCTCGAGCATGGCCGGCAGAGCGCGGAGCGATTCCAGCGCAGTGCTGTCTACCTCGGTGCCCGCCGGCAGCAGGCCATCAAAGCTCCGCTGGGCGTTCCGGGCGATGTCGGTTGCAGTGTGCAGACCCATCTTCGTCTCCAAGCCGCTCCCGGGAGTGGGTGTGTCGCGGCGTTGGGAGAACGATATGCAAAACGGGATACTTGTGCAATCCCGAACGGGATAATTTTATGCATTAGCCGACGAACGGTAGGTAGAACATCTACCTACTCAACGGCAGGTGGCGTTCCAGAGGGCTTCGTAGATCGTATCTGGTACGACCGTACGATCATCGACCTTGTCCGTCGCCTGCGGAGGAAGCGGCCGGCCAGCACCATCGCGACGTATCACGTCATGGACCGAGTAGGTCATGTGAGAGCAAGAGAATGAAACGCGGGCCATGGCTTCAGCCGCCAGTGGAGACCCCAAAACCCGCTCGCCGCCTCCGACGAACTTCACCCACACGGTGGTTCCGTCCTCAGACTTCACAACGGTCGACTTGTCCACATAGACGCTCCCGCCCACGACAGTCGCGCCCACTTCAACCCACCGATCGGTGGTTGCTGAGGTGGAAAGTGCGAGTGTTAGAAGTACCGCGATCATAGTCTTTGCTCCCTGACCAGTCCTGCCTCATCGAACCCGATGCCCTCAACGCGGCACTCCCTGGCTCGCTCCATTTTATCTTTCAAGTCCAGCAGCTCGTCGTCGGTCAAACACTCGATGACCCCGCGGACGTGTGCAGTTTCCTGGCGGATCAACCAAGCCAGCCAGTACATGCGGGCCAAATCCCTGATCCGCGCATAGACGATGTCGCGGGTAGCTCCGTCCATGCCGGATCTCTGAAATGGGACGACTTGGCCGCGCCTCACGATGGTTGGGGCAGAAGCCTTACGCGGCTTCATCCCCATGGCCTCAGCCATCTCTCCTGCCAGTTCCTTCAGTCGCTCGTCGCTGATCGCCATGCTGTCCTCACCCTGTTTTACGAAGCTCGGCAGCGAAGCGACGTAGGGCAACGATCACGTTGCTGTCGTCCATGATCCCAGCGGCACCTTCCTCCTGTACCACTTTCATGGCCACATACAGGCGATCCGCATAGGTCTCCTTGGGGAGCGGCTCAGGCGCCATGGCCTCCATTTCGCTCACCAGCTTCACTGCGGCTGCGACTATCTCCCGCTCCGATCCCACGGACTGAGACGCGACCGGCTCATCAATGCCCGACAGATCTATCCACATGAGGTCGCTGGTGGAGACACCGAAGTGCCGGGCCAACTGGCCCATCTTTTCAGGGTTCGGCTTGCTGATCTTCCCCGCCATGTAGCGACTCACCCACGACTGGCCGGCCCCAGAGGCAACCGCAACCTCGGCAGCGGTGGTCCGGTGAAGGCTGATCAGGTGGCGGAGATTGCGGCGGGGCAGGTCGTCGTCATGCATACAGGAATGATCCCGCATACCGTTCGTCGGACAAAATGCATTTGGGGATTCCATGCGTATCCCGAATGGGATATTTTCCTTGGCCATGAACCCATCACTCGCCATCGAACGTCTCCGCGCCGCCGGGCTGACCGAGCAGAGCATTGGCTCTGCTGTGGGTGCCCGGCAGTCCACCATCAACCGGATTCGCCGCGGCCTCATGCAGCCGACCTACGAGGTTGGCAAGGCACTCGTTGATCTCGCCGTGACCACCGAGCGCAAGGCGGCTCGCCGCAAGAAGGGGGCCGGCCGTGCAGCGTGATGCAGAGCAACGAAGCCGAGTCGATGGCCTTTCGGCTCTTATCCAGATTGCGAAGCGTCCGGTTCCGTGCCCTTGGCTTCGGCCGCAGAGCGGAAGCCCCGAGACCACATCGCCAAGCTCGCCTTCATCTGGTCCTGATAGCCGGCCATCGTCCCTTTCTCCAGAGACTCGTCCGACATCTCCAGATAGGCCAGGTTCCAAAGCGCCAGCGCGAGCTTCGGATTCGGATGGCTCTCGATGAGGGTGGCAACCGCCAACTCTGTCGCTTTGACCTTGGCAAGAAGCGTGGCCATGAGCTTGTCGACCATGGCCTGTTCTTCCCTGTACCGCCGCATCTGTTCCTCGTCCACGTCTTCCTCCGGTGGTGATTGGTCTGGTTCGCACCACCAATCCTACCGGCAGGAAGGCACCCACGAGAGCCGCCATGGCTCACCGACCCCGGGCAGGGAAGGGCACCACGGTGCCCGTGCCGGGAGCGGGCGGGTCCTTCCGCTCCACCTGGGTGACTTTCACCCGATCGCCGTAGCGCCTCAGCACGAACAGCCGGCCTGCAACCGGCACCAGCTCCACGACATCGCTCGACCGCTTCACCTCTGAATTCACTTGGCTCAATCCGTTGTGGGTTGGGCCTTTATTCCGCCCGAGAGGGCTTGGCAACGATAGGCAACGCATGGAAACCCTTGGCAACCAAAAGGCCCTCCAACTCGCATTCGGCGTCCACCACGCCGCGAAGGACGCGCCTTCCCAGATCGTCCGGCAGATCGAATCGGCGGCGCACGCGCTGGCCGTGATGATCCGCGCCGGCCACCACAAGCTGGAATACGTGGCGGCCTGCATCGGCAAGTCGAAGTCCTACGTCTCGCGGATGCAGAACGGCGTCCGCCCGATCCCCGAGAAGCTGGTCGGCCCGCTGTGCGCCGCGACCGGCTCCAATCTCCTTCGCCAGTTCCTCAGCCTGCAGGCCGCCCTTGACGGCATCTGCGAGGTTGAGCGCCTGGCCGACCTGATGAGGTCCGCCAATGAAGAAGTCCGAGTGCCTGCAAAGGCTGGACGAGTGCATCCGGGTTATCGAGTCCAGCCCGCCCATGACGCGCGAGCAGATCGTCGCGCACCTGTCCCGATGCGCGGCCGAGCAGGCCAGGGCGGAAGCCCGGCGCACGGCTACGCCGCAGCCTGACCTCTTGGGAGCTGCGTGATGGCCAATGCCTGGTTCCGCATGTACGCCGAGTTCGCATCTGACGCGAAGGTGCAGATGATGAGTGAGGCAATGCAACGCCGTCTGTTGATGGTGTTCTGCATGCGTTGCAGTGACGTCACAGTGACGCTGAGTGACGACGAGATCGCGTTTCAGATGCGCATCACGACCGAGGAGCTGGCCGAGACCAAGGCCCTTTTCCTGCGTAAGGGATTCATCGATCAGAGCTGGAACGTCCTCAACTGGGAGAAGCGTCAGTTTGCGTCGGACTCAAGCGCCGCAAGGACTCGCGCCTATCGTGACAGGCAACGCGACAAGACTGTGACGTCACAGGTGACGAAGGGTGACGCCCTAGAACAGAACAGAACAGATACAGAACAGAACAGAACAGAAGTACCCACTGACGTGGGTTTGTCGACAGCCGGCGGCGATGCCGCGACTGACGACCACGCCGACGACGATGCCGAAGAAGGGCAGGACCTGCTCGGCAACCGCCCGAAGAAGCCGGCAGTGCCGAACTGCCCGCACATGGAAATCATCGACCTGTATCACGAGGTGCTCCCGGAGCTGGCGCAGGTACGGGTGTGGGAGGAGGACCGGAAGGAGCTGCTGCGTGCCCGTTGGAAGGGAGCGCCGGAACGGCAGAGCCTGGACTGGTGGCGGGAGTTCTTCGCCTCGGTGCGCGAGATGCCGTTCCTGATGGGCGAACGCACTGACCGCGATGGCCGGGCCTTCGCCTGCACGCTGGAGTGGCTGGTCAGGCCGAAGAACTTCGCCAAGGTCATCGAAGGGAACTACCTGGAGCTGCGCCGATGAACGCCGTCATGGATCCCATGGGCGACAGCGCGCCCCACAACCTCGACGCTGAGGCAGCGGTGCTGGCCGGCCTGATGCTGCACAACGCCGAGCTGGCGAACGTGCAGGACTGGCTGAGCGAGCAGGATTTCTACTCCCACCAGCACCAGGCCATCTATGCGGCGATCGTGGCCCTGTGCGGGGCCAACAAGCCCGCTGATGCCGTGACCGTCGGCGAGTGGATCTACGCCAACGTGGAGGCCGGTGCCGACGACTTGGTGACCCTGGCGCTGGAGCTGGCCGGCAGCGCCTACACCTCGGCCAACGTCGTCAGCTACGGCGAGGTGATCGTTGAACACTCGCACAAGCGGCAGTTCATTGACATCTGCCAGAAGGCGCTGCAGGCGGCGTACAACCGCCGGGGGCATTCGGCCGAGGAGCTGGCCGCGCACATGGCTTCTCGCCTCAACAGCATCGCGCCGGTGCGCTCCACGGGTCTGCGGCCGTACCGGGAGGTGATGAAGCGGTTCTCCGACGAACTGCTGGCCCGGCACCGCGACGGCAAGCCCATCGGCATGCCCACGCCGTGGGCCGACGTCAACAAGGCCATCGGCGGCCTGCAGGACGGCCAGGTCATCGTGCTGGCGGCGCGCTCCAACATGGGCAAGTCGCTGCTCGGGTTCCAGCTGGCCAGGTTCACCGGCCTGCGCGGCGATGCGGTGGCGGTGTTCTCCATGGAGATGAACGACACCGACGTGGCCGCCCGCGACGTCGCCGCGCTGGGCGAGATCCCGCTGCAGTGGATCATCGGGCAGGAGGGCTCGGACGGGAACGAGGACGCCGACCTGTACTGGTCCCGCGCCACCGCCGCCATCAGCGACATGATGGGCGCCTCGATCCTGCTGGACGACGACCCGCAGCTGAGCGCACCGCAGATCGTGGCCCGCACCAAGCGTGCACACGCGCGCAAGCCGCTGCGCTTGGTGGTGCTGGACCACCTGCACGAGATGACGCTACCTGGGAAGCAGGACGAGGCGCTGGAGCGCGGGCAGGCACTGCGCGACCTGAAGGGCTTGGCCAAGTTCCTGAAGTGCCCGGTGGTGGTGCTCGCACAGCTCAACCGCGCCGGCGCCGAGGCTAAGCGCCCCGAGGTGAAGCACATCCGCGGCTCCGGCGGCATCGAGGAAGTGGCGGACGTGATCCTGTTCGTGCATCGGCCAGACGTCTACAACCCGAACGACCGGCCGGGCCTCGTCGAGGTCATCGTCGGCAAGGGCCGAAACATCCAGACCGGCACCGTCGTTGCCCTGCGCAACCAGTACCAGTATCAGCGCGCCGTCGATTGGGACGGCCCTACCTACGAGTTCAACGAAGCCCCAGCCGAGCCGAAGAGGCCGACCCGCCAGCTTGCGCCGCGGCTCGGCAGTCGGCGCGCGCGCCAAGGAGAAGACGAATGAGCAAGATCGAATTGAAGGCGTGCCCGTTCTGTGGCGCGAAGCCGAATGTTCGGGTTCAGCCAGAAAGTTGGGGATACCACGAGGGATCGGTGGAAGTTCAGTGCAAATGCGGCGCCTCCGCTGGGTCCGTGTATGGCGCAGATAAGCAGCGGGAAGCTGCGGAGAAGTGGAACACCCGTGCGCCGCAGTGGCAGCCGATTGAGACGGCGCCGAAGGATGTCTCCACATTCTTGGCAGGCGAGTTCTATTTCACCGATGGTGCCTGCGTCTACGAGGAATGTAGCACCGCATTTCGAAACAAGGCTGGGCGCGTCTATTGCCATGACGAAAACGTAACGCCCACCCACTGGATGCCGCTGCCAGCTCCGCCGGAGGTGGAGGGATGAGCAGCAACGTCAAGGCATGGCCGAAGCCCACCGGCAAACCGCACGAAGCTCCGAAGCGAATTGTGCGGCCCTGCGACTACGGGCTGAGCAGCGCGGTTTACTCGCTGGAACAGCAGCTCGGAACTATCGAGGCATATAACCGCCTGGTGGAGGCGGCTGCGGCTTTGCGCGCTCGCATTGATGCGGGTGAGGCGAAGGCGCAGAACTCGATGTTCGCCGTCAGCGTGAAGGGAGATTAGCCATGAAGCGCACCTTCCTGATCGACCCGCAGGGAAACCGGAACTGGCCGCAGGTGATCTCCAACGTCGTGAGCGGCATCAACGACTGGATCAAGGGCGGCCCGGTGCAGATCACCCTGGACGAGCCGAAGCGGACGCTCGACCAGAACGCCGCGATGTGGCCGGCACTGAGCGACATCGCCAAGCAGGTGCCGCTGGTGATCACCCGACGAGACGGCAGCACCAGGCAGGCCACGCCCTACGACTGGAAGGACGTGCTGACCGCAGCCTTCGAGGAGGAGACCGAATGGGCGCCCGGCTTGCGCGGTGGCGTGGTGATGCTCGGCGCCCGGACCAGCAAGTACAGCCGTCGAAAGATGGGCGACTTCCTCACCTTCATCCACGCCGAGTTTTCGGACCGGGTGCGCTGGTCGGACAGCTCAGTGGAAAAACTGGCGCAGTTCGCGCCTACCAACAGGAGAGCAGCATGAACGTTCAACAGATCGACACCAGCACTTTGGCGGGGCCGGAAGAGGTGTGGGTGACCATCGTAGATGGGGAGCCTGTGGACGCTAGCAGCGGAAAATGCAGCATGAGCGGCTTGCCGGATGATTATGAAGTCATCCGTTACGTACGCGCTGACCTAGCGGAGAAGCATCGTGGCCGATAACGCAGAGAAAATCATAGCGCTCATCTTTGCCGCAGATGATCTTGGCTCTTGGGTGTCGGCGGCGCTAGAGGACGAGGCGAAGTGCGAAGAGTTCAAGAAGTCCGCCGCGCGGTTCCTTGCAGCCCTGTCTGAACTCCGAAGTCTGAAACCGACGCGCGCCAGTGACGCGGCCCTGACGGAAGTTAAAACCATCAAGGAGAGGGTACGAGAGCTGTTGGCTGCGGATGAGCTACGCAAGCAGAAGCCCAAGCTTATCGGTTGGCGGATGGCTGACTATACGTACGAAACGGCAGACCTCGCCACCGCGCAGAATTGGTCGGCCAACGTCAGCGTATTGCCGATATTCGAAGGTGACCCCAATACCATGCTCGCCGCTCGCCCGGAGGTGCCGTGATGGCGAACATCGAACGCTCACTGACGTACCGATGCAGCGATGACTGCGAAATGAGCTGCTGCCCCGGTCACACCGGCATCCTGTTCTACCAGAGCACATCAGATGCCTACAGCTTCAGCTTGAACGGGCGGATCCTTCATTTCGAGCGTGGTGAGCTGCAGGCGTTGCTGGATCTGCTGCGATCACTGGATCGCATTGATGCTGTGCAGGTGGGGCCTTGAGGACGAAGAACGCGAAGGCCTTCACGGCCGCCGAGCGCGCTCACCTGGAGGCGGTGAAGCATCTGCCCTGCAGCGTGTGCGATGCGCCGGCGCCGTCGGACGCCCACCACATCAACCAGGGCCAGCACTACACCACCGTGGCCCTGTGCAAGGACTGCCACCAGGGCAGCTTCAATGGGATCCACGGGCAGAAACGCATGTGGACCATCATGAAGATGGACGAGCTCGCGGCCCTCAACGTGACCCTGCAGCGGCTAGGGCAGAGGAGCGCGGCATGAAGGAGCTGATCCTGCCGTGGCCGCACAAGGACCTGTCTCCGAATGGGCGGGTGCATTGGGCCAAGAAAGCCAAGGCCACCAAGCGCGCGCGCTCTGATGCGGCGTGCCTCGCCTTCCATGCTGGATGGCGACAGACGGTGTTTCCTGAGCTGCGTATCCACCTGCACGTCACGTTCTACCCGCCAACCAAGGCGCAGCCCGACGACGACAACATGCTGGCCAGGTTCAAGCCCTACCGGGACGGCATCGCCGACGCGCTGGGCATCGATGACAAGCGGTTCATCAGCCACCCACTGGTCAGCACCGAGGTCCGCAAGGGTGGGCAGGTAGTGGTGCGGATCACCGGAGGGCCGGAGGGATGACCCCGACCTTCAGCCAGTACACCACGCCGGAGCTGGAGATCGTCGCAAGGCTCGACCACGAGCTGGCCGCCGAGATCTTCAGCCTGCACCGAAAGGGCTACGACGTGCGCGAGGTGCTGCACGAGGCCCGCGCGCTCAAGACCGAGGCGCAACTGATGCGCCGCGAGATCAACCGCAGGAAGGCAAGCCAATGAGCCAGGTAACCCAACCCCGCACCGGAGGTCGAAAGATGGCCGCGTCCGTTGATGCTCCGCGCCGCACCGGTACAACTGAGGGTGTTCCGTTCCGGCAGGTCTGGAAGCCACGCGCGGTTTGCGTGGTCGACCCGATCAACCCGGCGAGCGCCCTTGAACTGATCCTTCCACGAATCGCAGAGAACCAACGCGCATGCTCGGTAGCCAGCTACCTGCTTATCAACCCGGAGACCTCGCAGGCGTTCGTCCTGCAAGAGGACAAGCCGGTGGCCGTGGAGATGGCCCGCAAGGGCGAGCGGTCTCCGTACTGGCCGTGGCTGGTGGGCATGTACCAGTTCCCGCGCGTGACGGCCGAGGCCGCAGCGAACGTGCTGGAGGACATCTTCGAGCACCTGGGCATCGCCACCGCGCCGGCACCGAAACGCGCCATGCCTGTGCAGCTGGACCTGTTCGGCCTGCCCGAGCGTGCCGCGTGACCGCTTACATGCGCCCGTCTACCGAGGGAGATATCGGTAGCCCCAGCTGGCAGGTGGGCAACAGCCAGCACCGAGGGAACGGGTTGCCGCGTTGCGGCGGCGGAGAAGGGCTGCAACCCCGATCCGTGCCACTCATCACCCGTGGGACCGAGGAGGCCCTGCCGTGAGCCTGGACCCGATCACGCAGGGCCTGCAGCACCTGGCCGGCCAGTTCAGCCTGACCCGCCAGGAGTGGCGCGACCACCACCGCGGCGGCGACTCGCTGTTGGACTCGCTGGTGAGCCACGGCTACGCGCAGGAGAAGGGCGAGCGCTTCGGCATCACCCGGCAGGGGCAGGTGCGGTTGCAGGTGGAGGTCGATCATGGTTGAGCGTATCCCCGACAGCGTTACCGAACAGGAGCGCTGGATCGTCAAACATCACATCGACACGGTTAAGGTCGAATACCGGCAAACGGGGACCGATACGGCAGAAACCTACGTGACCCTGATCGCCGGTAAGGAAAAGGTCACTTGGCGGGATACGACGTTCAACAAGGTTGCGCAGCTCCAGCTCGGCTACAACACCGTCGTCAGTCCGAAGTACGGCGTCCGGGAGCGCGTTGATGCTAGGGATAAGTGGGAGAAGGCTAATGCGCGAGAGCTCGCTGAGTTCAAGCGGCTGAAAGCCAAGTTCGAGGCTGATGATGGCCGGTAAGCAGCCCAAGGCCAGCACGGCCAAGAAAGCGGCCAAGCCCACAGGGCGTCCGAGCAGCTACACGCAGGACCTGGCAGAGCGTGTGTGCGTCCTGATCGCCCAAGGGGACAGCATCGCCAAGATCGGCGAGACCGAGGGCATGCCTGATGCCCGAACCATCTTCCGCTGGCTGGCTGCCAATGCTGGTGGGGAGGAGGATGACCCCGCCTCCTTCCGACAGCAGTACATGCGCGCGCGCGCGAGTCGGGCCGATGCTCGCTTTGAGCGGCTGGACGAGATCATGCAGAAGGTTGAGGACGGCCGACTGGACCCGGCCGCTGCCCGCGTGATGATGGACGCCATCAAGTGGCAGTCCGGCAAGGAGAACGCCAAGCGCTACGGAGAGAAGGTGCAGCTGGCCGATGCTGACGGCGAGAAGCTGCCGGCCCCGCCGCCGTTCTACGTGATGGGCGTGGTTCCGGCCAAGCAGGGCGAGTGAGCGTGGCGGCCCAGCCGAACCCGCTGGCACCGCACACCCCGGTGCATATCCCGGCCAAGCTGCTGCCGGTGCTGAAGCCTAAGCAGTTCAAGGTGCTGTACGGCGGGCGCGGCTCGGCGAAGTCGCACACCGTGGCGCAGATCCTGGTCATGCTGTCGATGCAGGCCAAGCACCGCATCCTGTGCGTGCGCGAGATCCAGAAGTCGATCGCTCAGTCCTCCAAGCGGGTCATCGAGGACTACATCAACCGGATGGGCCTGGGTGCCTATTTCAAGATCAACAAGCAGGGCGAGGACCAGATCACCTGCATCCTGACTGGCTCCACCTTCAGTTTCACGGGCCTGCAGGACCACACCGCCGACAGCATCAAGTCGTTCGAAGGGGCGACGATCGTGTGGGTGGAGGAGGCGTCAAACGTCTCGACCAACAGCTGGAACAAGCTGATCCCGACCATTGTCCGCACGACCGGTGCCGAAATCTGGGTCACCTTCAACCCAGACCAGCAGGACGACTACGCCTACAAGCGCTGGGTGCTGGGCAACGACCCGGACGCGATCGTCATCCAGATCAACTGGCTGGATAACCCGTGGTGGAACCAGCCGATGGAGACGGAGCGGCTGAAGACGCTGGCCATCTCGCAGGACCTGCACGACCACATCTTCGGTGGCCAGCCCCGGGCAAAGGCCGGCATCCTGTTCAAGCGGCACTGGTTCAAGCGCTTCAACCTGGGCGACGAGCCGAAGGGCCTGCGCAAGTACCTGGCCAGCGATTATGCCGGCGCACCGGACCCGGACGACCCCGAGGCAGATCCCGACTGGACCGAGCACGGCTGCGCTGGGCTCGATCACATCGGCGATATGTGGTTCACCGACTGGTGGAGTGGGCAGGAAGACCCGTCCGTGTGGATCGCTGCCCTGATGCAGATGGGCCGGCGCAACAAGCCGGTGATGGCCTTCGAGGAGATGGGCGTCATCCTGCGCACGACCGACGGTGCCATCCGCCGAGCGGCCAAGGCCACGCAGACGTTCGTGCATCGGGTGCCGCTGGCCAGTGCCGGCAGCAAGGCAGACCGGGCCCTGGGCTTCGCTGCTCGCGCTGCAACGGGGTCGGTGCACATCCCGAACACCGAGTGGGGCGACAGGTTGATCGACCAGCTGTGCGCTTTCACCGGCGAGGACGGCCGCCGCGACGATATGGTGGACGTATGCAGCCTGTTCGGCCGAGGGATCGACCTCATGGCGGACGGCAGCCTGCCGCCCGAGGCAAAGCCGCCGCCGCCGGCGCCATTCACCGACAAGTGGTTCAAACAGCGCGACGCGGCCGACCGCGAAGACGACGAGGCGGCCGCGCGCTACTACCGTTGATCTGCCGTTGAACCGAGGCGTCCACGCGGATAGGGTGGGCCAATGGAATCCATGACGCCAAGGCAGTATCGAGAACAATACGGCCCACAGCTGGCTGTCGGCGAGCTGTATTGGGCGCTCCCAGCGAACGACCCGGACGACGACCGGGGGTATTCCAACATCAGCCAGCCGGCGCGTTTCATGGGGTATAGCGAGTCCGGCGAAGAGCTGTGGATGTGGCTGGGATCTGAGGTGGAAGACTGGCCCCCGCGTTGGATTGGGGAGCACATCCCGATGCCGGTAGGAATGCCGGGAGACGATCCTCCCGTCCGTTGATGCCTCTGGCAGACCGGGCACCTTGGGGGCAGTTCGCACACCGGCCCGACCATGGCAGACCAACCCATCGCAGCACTCGAAACCGGGATCGCGGCCGCCGCTGATCCCGATCCGGCGCGCGCCAAGCAGATCAGCCGCATGCAGGATGACGTGAAGCGCTGGATGGATCGCTTCGAGCAGGCCCGCGAGTTCGACAAGGACGCCCGGCAGCAGTACGTGAAGGACCGGCGCCAGGCGCGAGGGGATTCCGGGTTCCTGGTCGACGCGAACCTGATCGGCACCTACATCGACATCCAGGAGGCGTTCCTTTACGCCCGCAACCCGGACTTCGACGTGTCGCCAGGCCCGGCGCATCGCATGCCGACGCCAGAGCAGCTGCGGGACATCATCGAGTCCGACGAGCAGGTTATGGCCGGCATCCAGCAGCAGGCCGAGCAGGACGCCATTGAGGTGGGTCGGCAGATCGCCGTGCAGATGACCGCGCAGGGCGTAACTCCGGAAGAGGCGTTCCAGCAGGGGCAGCAGGCGCAGGAGAGCTATCTGGCCACCGGTGCGGTGGAGAAGCTGGTCGGCGACGAAGTGCTGAAGCTGCGCAAGCAGTACGCCAAGCGCTCGCGGGAGATGAAGCAGTTTGCCGAGACGCTGGAGGCCGTTGGCACCCAGATGTGGAAGGACGCTCAGTTGAAGCGCCGCGGCCGTCCGTGGGTCCGGTCCTCGCTGACCATCGGCCCGGGCGTGCTGAAGGCGACGTGGCAGGAGCGCACAGAGATCTCGCCCGAGACGCAGACGGCGATCAACGACCTGCAGCAGAACATCGCCCGGGCCAAGGCGCTGCAGCAGGAGCTGGAAGACGGCACGGCCGGCTTCGGCGCCCAGGCATGGGACACGGTCAAGGGCGTGTTCGGCAACAACGAGGAGGCCAAGGTCGCCGATCTGGAGCGACAGCTGGCCGCCATCCAGAACGGGGCCGAGCGCGTCGTGGCCCGTGGCTACGCGATCGACAACGTGGCCGGCGAGAACTTCCAGGTGGCGCCGGGCTTCACCATCGCCAATCACGTCGATGCGCCCTGGAACGCCGAGATTTCCTACCCGTCCTACGAGGATGCGCTGGCCGAGCACGGCCCGTACCTCGCGCAGTTCGACAAGGACGGCAAGGCCGAGAACATCCTGTGCAAGGCCGCCCGATACGCGCCGCGCAAGCCCTGCATGGGCAAGAACGAGAGCGTGGGCCTGACCGGCGACTCGGCCACGGCTGAAGAGGCAGACGCCTACACCGCCAATGCCGACGGCGGCGCCAACGGGTGCTTTGTGCGCCGCATCGAGATCTGGGATGCGGAGAGCAACACCGTCCTCACTGCGATCACGGGTGTGCCGTTCTGGGTCAAGCCTGCGTTCAACCCGCCGGCCACGACCCGGTTCTACCCGTATTTCGTGATCTGCACGTCGGAGGTGGATGGCCAGCGCCACCCGCAGAGCCTGGTCAGCCGCTCGACCAAACTGATGGACGAGTACAACCGCATTGGCTCGGCCGAGACGGAGCACCGCCGGCGGATCATCCCGAAGATGGCATTCCATGCCGGCGCAATGGAAACGGAGGAGGCTGACAAGCTCTCAAAGGCAAAGACTGGCGAGCTGGTCCCCATCAGGGCGACCCAGCCGAACGCCGATCTGCGCACGTTGCTGGTGCCGATCAACTATCCGCAAATGGATGCGGCGATGTACGACCGCACGCGCATCCTCGCCGAGCTGGAGCGAATCTGGGGCGTGCAGGAGGCGCTGACTGGCTCGATCAACACGGCCAAGACGGCTACCGAGGCGGATATCCAGCAGCAGGGCTTCCAGGCGCGCAGCAGCAGCCGGCGCGACAACATGGAATCGGTGCTCAGCGAGCTGGCCGAATACACCTGCCAGATCGCCCGCGTGTACCTGAGCGACGAGGACGTGCGCTTCATCGCCGGGCCGACCGCGTTCTGGCCGCCGTACATGGGGCCGGACGACCTGGCCGAGTTCGTGCGCATCGAGATCCGCGCCGGTTCGTCCGGCAAGCCGAACACCGCGCTTGAACGCCAGTCGTGGGCCAACCTGCTGCCGCTGCTGCAGACCGGCATCACCCAGATTGGCCAGCTGCGCGGCGCCTCGCCCGACAGCATCGCCGACTCGCTGGAGCAGCTGATGCGCCTGACCGCAGAGCGCAGCGGCGAGCGCTTCGACATCGACCAGCTCATCCCTCAGAACGACGGCAGCCAGCAGGCCGCGCCGGCTCAGGCCGTGCCCGGCAGTGCGCCGCCTCCGCAGGGTGGCCAGCAGCCGCCCGTC